ACAGAGGGGTTCCGGTACTTTGCCGGTTCACCTTTCTCTGTTTGAAGATTGCCACACATTCAGAATTCGCCCTATGCCCGGGCTCGTCGTTATTCAGTGCACTTCAGCTGTCACCTCAGTAGGGAACGCACATTTATTCTTTTCATCCACGTATTCGTCTACATTAACGTCCTCGTATGGTATTACTCAGGATCTCTTGCGTTCGCAGTCGTCACGCCCCATTCCTATGCTATGACGAACTCCACCTAAACTACACGCTTACTCGCACCACAGTCTGCAAACCGTATCAAGCGACTTGATTTTGCTAAGCCAGGCTAATCATAAACCCCGGGTCATGCCCTCAACTCCAGCGCGGAGTTACCATAAAACGACTAGCGCCAACGTGCGCGTAGCCGAGTGGTCACATCAACCGCAGGATCGCGATTCCGAAGACAAATCTTCCCCGGTGCGAGCTCATCTCCCACAAGCTCGCCGATGTTATCGTAAATGACATCCGTACTAATTGCAACAGGTTGATCACCCTGGCACGGCATGACATAATTTGTCCAGTAATCTTGCCACTCCTGAGGCATACAAGACAAATCGCCCAACTCAATAGGTGACAGATCAGACTTGGCGTCCAACAACGCTTCAATCCGTAGCTGATCTGCGACCGACACCGAAAAATTTGATTCAACGAGATCACGCGCGGATTGCGTGATTTCTCGTACCATGATCTTAGTTCGGTTCTCGAGAGCATCTAACAACTGCTCACGCTCCCACGTATTCAACCGCTTGGAATTCAAAAGGCGGGAAAGATCCACGTGGGGAGTCATGCGCAGACCATACTGCGCAAGACTCTGAACAATCGGACACCCAGGGTATTGGTGTGCAAACGAAAGCGACTTTGCTCGTAGCAATTCTAAAAGTCGCGCGTGACCGCATCGGGTGTAAAAGGGACCGGCCCACCCGAAATCTGCGAGGACCTCTCGCGGATCTGTAACGATCACTAAGCTGGTTGGGTCAAAAACGAGCCCACAGAAAGACGCCTCCCAGAGGTTATCAAATTTCTGTATCTTAATCGTCAGGCCAAGCCTACGAAATAATGCATCATCTATGCTCTGATGCGGCTCGAATCGAAAGATACCGTCATCGCCCTCAACAAAACCATCTATCTCAGATTCGTCAATGCCAGCCTCAGCACAAACGAAGAGAAAAATCATCAGGTTGGCAAAAGAATTGCCGAGCGAAGTGCACATCTCACCAGACATGCGGGACTGTACCCCACGCGCAACAAAACCCTTGTAGATACAAGTGTTGCGCGTCCCAATAACGCGTTTGACCAGTTCGAGCCAGTGGGAACCAACCTCCAGCTCGGACACCATGTATTCGTAGAGCACGAATTCAACCTCAGACATGAGCACCTCATCAAAGTGCGACTCAAACGCGCTATAATCCGTTGCATAGTACCTGGCAGTCGGGGAGTAAAGACGCTCCATAACTGCACGGGCACGATCATTAACCGGGATCTTCTTGATGAACCACTTCATCTTGAAGAGAACCTTCTCGATCGCCGAGAAGACGGGACCTACCGCGCACTTGAACTCATCCGATCTGGAATTGATGCCACGCAGGTGTTTATAGGCAACATAGCTCTCGGCCTTGCTGAAACTCTTGCATGACTTATCCTTCTTCGAAAATGGTTCACAGAACGCGGCCCAGCACCGCATTAATTCATCTTTTCGCCGCCGACTGTACTTGGTGGATTCAAGCCAAGTATTAAA